GCCAGGCCTCGTCAGTACCACCGACGAGGACCGACTCTCAGCCGCTCAAACGGCGTTCTGGGAGGCGGAGGAAGCTTGTCGTATTAGTAATTTACGGCTGGCTGGTAAGCTTGAAGACGTTGTGTTGCCTATCGGGACCTTAGAGCGCGCGGAAAAGCTCATCCGGGCCGTCCTTGGACGGTTTCCGGTTGAAGAGCTCCCGCGTGCTTGTGGTTTTGGTCCCGGTGCATCAACTAGCCTGAAACGGGCGAATAGCTCGCAACAGAATAAGTGGCAGAATGCACGCCACATTACTGCACCGGCGTTACCGTACTACATGGCCTTTTACCACTGGGCTGGCCTTGAGTTGCTTCCATCAGAACTTGAGGTCGTAGACGGGAACAACATCGCAACCGTTCCGAAGAACTTCAAAACGTGGCGGACCATTGCCATCGAGCCTGACTGGAATAGTTTCTTCCAAAAAGGTATCGGCCGTCTCCTTAGGCGGCGTTTACAGAGAATCGGGCTGTTAGAAAGGGATGCCCAGGAATTCCATGGGCGCCTTGCAATGATCGGCAGTCAGCACGGCGAGCTCGCGACCTTAGACCTTAAGGCCGCCAGCGACACCCTGTCATACATGCTGATCAAAGCGCTGCTTCCGGACGACTGGTTTCAGCACCTCGTGGCTCTTCGGAGCCCCGTCGCTGATCTCGGTCCGGCCGGAAATTACCGTTACCAGAAGTTTAGCTCCATGGGTAACGGATACACGTTCGAGCTTGAAACCCTCGTGTTTTGGGCACTTGCGTGTGCAGTACTACCAGCTAACCAACGGGGACGGGTTAGCGTCTATGGTGATGACATCATCATGCCGACGAGCGGCGTCGAAGAACTGACCAACTTATTTACATCGGTTGGTCTGACGCTTAACGGCAAGAAGAGCTTCTGGGGTTCGCACCCCTTTCGCGAGTCTTGTGGAAAGCACTACTTCCAAGGCAGAGACGTAACCCCGTTTTACATCCGTCATGAGTTGGAGACCGCTGGGGATTTAGTCACCCTGGCCAACAACGCACGGACATGGGGCCTTCGCCACGGCGAAGAAACAGTGTCCACGTTGTGGGAAAAAGCCTTCCGAGTACTGCCCCCAGAATTACGGGGGCCCCTCAGCAATCCGAAAGGCGCACTAGCGTGTCCCTGGGATCTGTCGTGTCCTGACTACGTCACTGACGTGCAGGCCTTCAGACACTTAGTGATCACGCGAGAGCACTTGTGGAGAGATGTGTGGACTTGGTCTGGTAGTTACCTCTTCAAGTTGTGGGTGGGTGTAGGCGACGAGTTTGATGCTGTAGAAGCATCGTACCTCTCCAGCGCATCCTCGAAGGAG